TAAATTCAGCTTTATTTAATTCTGATACTTGGGATTCCATGATTTTTCTAATATTACTTTTTGTTTGAGCTGGAATATCTAATAGTTTTAGATTCATTAGTTTCCAATTGTCAGAAATTATATTCTGATTGTCTAATATTTTTTTATATGTTTTAGATTCATCTATTTTATTATTACATGTTTCCCATAATGTATCTAATTCATATATCTTTTCATTATGTAGATTAGAGACATGTTTTAATAAAGTCTTTGGGCCAATACCACTTACTCCAGGTATATTATCAGATTTATCTCCAGTAAATGATCTAAACATTACATAGTTATTTGGATGAACTTGAAATTCCTCAATTAGTTTTTCGGTATCATATAGTTTCTTTTTAATAGGAGACCAAATTTGAATTTTATTATTAATTAATTGATAAAAATCTCTATCTGTTGATACAATTGTTATTTTTTTACTTTTAGCTTCATACATTTCTGTAATATATGCAATTGTGTCGTCAGCTTCAATTCCATCCATTGATAAAAATGTAACTGGTAATGCATCTAAGTATGAAACTAGTCTGCTAAATTGATGACGCATAGCTTCTTGCTCATGTTCAATACTAGGCATATGATGATCATGTCTTCGCAATCTTGTTTTATTAACACGATTACCTTTATAATCCTTATAAATCTTTTTTCTTCGCTTAGATCCGCCAACTCCATCAAATACGATGATACATCTAGAAGGCTTAAAATCTCTTACACATTTTCCAATGCTATATAAAAATCCTGTAATACCTCCTATATGATCACCATCTTCGTTAGTTGAAGGAGTTGCTGAAAATGATCTAATAAAAGTATTGAGTCCGTCAAAAATCATAATATGATCGTCAGGACTCTGATTAATACTTTCTTTGTCTTTCTGAAGTTGCTTAAATAATTCTTGATATTTATTCATTATGCTTCTTCGTTTACAACTTCTTCATCAACTACTACATCGTCAATACCACCATCTATGCCGGCTCTGTATTTAAAAATATATGCTTCGCAAATTCTATTATAAAGTCTATCTTTCATTTCAGTATTTTGTATTACTTTTTCTATAAAGTCTTTACTTTGAAATTTAATAGTATCTAGAACTTCTCCAGTATCAGGATCAACATCATCTAATGAATACCAAGCTCCTGATTGAGAAACTAATTTAAAATTCTTCATGATATTTAACCAACCACCATAGTTGTCAATTCCACTATCATAATATATTTCATAATCAATTTTTCTATTAGGAGGACCCATTCTATTTTTTACAACATGTACATTGGTTTTATTTCCAACTACTTGGTCTGTTCCGTTTACTCTGGCCTTAATCATACCAGTATTTTTTAAACGAAGTCTAACAGATGAATGAAATGGCAGAGCTTTGCCACCTGCTGTAGTCCATGGATCTCCAAAAGATACGCCTAATTTAGTTCTTAACTGATTAGTAAAGATTAAACATATTCTTTCTCTAGCTATCCAATTGGTAACTTTTCTCATGGCTTTACTTAATATAATAGATTTAGATGTTGCATATCCATCCTTATCATATTCCATTGCCATTTCTATTTTAGTAGATGCACCCATTACTGAGTCTACTACTATAGTTACTAATCTATCTTTATCAGACTTTCTAACATTTTCAACAATTGTTTCAATAGTTTCAAATATTTCTTCAATTGTTTCCAATGGAACATATAACATAGTTTTTAAGTCTACGCCTATTGCTGTTAAAAATTCTGCACTACTTGCTGATTCTGTATCAATATATACTGCTAATCCGCCTCTTTTTTGTGTCTCCGCTAAGGTGTGAGCTGCTAACAAGGATTTACCTGAAGCCTCAAGTCCTGTTATTTCGGTAATTCTACCAACAGGAAAACCTCCATTAGGACGATTTGAAATAGCTAGATCTAACATTGAGCATCCAGTAGATACCCATTCATTAACATTTGTAGGAGCATCATCATCACCATCTAGAAAAAATGCTGACTTATAATTTTGTCCTTTAAATTGTTTATTGATACTATCTGCTAGAGTTGATGCTAACGAATCTTCCAGTTCGCTCTTTTTCTTTGCCATAACTGTCTTTCTTAATTATTGAATAAATCGTCAAATGCTTCAGCTACGTCTGTCTTTTTAGTAGCATTATCAGTCGACTTTGTCTCAGCTGGCTTTGAATTTGCTGCTGGTGTAGATGATGTATCTGAGTCTGCATTTTCTGGATTCATCCAATCCTCTAATGCTTTCTGTAATTCATCATATGTTGGCTCTGGAAATAGATCTGTTATCTTAGGTTGATCTAATATTGATTTTGCAATTGCTTTATCTTCAGTAGCTGGTGCTGTATTAGGTTTAACTCTAATAGCAGTCTTTGGATATTGCCCTGGGCCTTCTGATGGTGTAAATTCAACATCAATGTCTCTACCATTCATTAAGTCGGTAATATCTCCATAATCTGGATCTGCTATAATAGATAATAATTCAGAATAAATTGTTTTTCCAAATCCCCAAAATTTAACGCCTTCTGATTCTTTTCCTCTTACTATAACAGGAACATATGTTCTCATTTTAGGCTCAATTTTTCTACCCATTAACCAGTCGTCTTTATCGCCAGTTTTCTTTAATTTTTCAGCAAACTCTACTACTGGATCTGCATTACCAAATGTGATAGGCGAAAGCATACTACGCTTTGCAATATCATAATGAAAATACATTTCTAAAAAAGGGTTTTCTTTGCGGTGAACGTAAGGGACTATTCTTACTCTTTGCTTACCAGGTTCTGGTCTGAAATAATTATTTTTTCTGTCGTTAGTCGTGTTTAATTGGTTAAGTTTCGCTCTAATAGCGTTTAAATCTAAACTCATTGTTTTTTCCTTTAATTGTTTAATTGTTATTATTTGTTTTATTTATTAATTATATTATAAGTAATTAATTCGTTAATTCAAAGTTATTTGTGTAATTGTTTAATTTTTTATTGTTTAATTTGGTATCCAAGTCTTTGTAATGATTGTCGTACTGTAGGAATATTTGTTGACCCATGATAGTTCATATCATATAATTCATCTCCAACATCATCAATATAATCTTCTACTGATCTTTTTAATATTTGAAATATTTTATTTAATGTGTTAATATCTTTGATTGCTGCAAATACGCTTTGAATAGCTGCTTCTGAATCATTTCCTAATCCTATGCCGGTTGTAGTAATTGATATAACCGGAGCATCTGCTCTTTTTAATATTTCTGCCATTCCAGCAGCATCAACTTGTCCAGATTTTAAAGCTTTATACATGTCAGCCATGGTTTTGTATAATGCTTGTTCTTGAAGATTTTTAGTTCTAAATCTTCTCATATTTTCTTGTAATTTACTCATTATTTTTCCATTTTTTCTAATGTGTCAATTTCAAAGTCTTCTAATTCTCCGTGAAATGCCATTGATCCTTCCATACCCCATTCATTTCCGCCATCGTCAGCTCCCATTAAGTAGATTGCTTTTTCATATCCATGATCATCAACTTCGTCATAATCATCAAATTCTATATCAAATGGTGCACTTCCATCTATACTAACTGTTATTGTAAGATTTGTACCACTTCCCATTTTTGTATTTTTCAATTCAATTCTTGGTTGATAATTTTGATTATCTTTGTATTTTAAATCTGTACGTACATTTCCGTCTTTGTCTTTTAAGACTTCTGTTATACCCATTTTTGCAACTTTAGCTTTAATTATTTCCATGTATTTATCATCAATTGTTCCAGCTAACATTCCTTTTTTACCAGCAATTGTATATAATCCTTTAAATACAGCATTTGTTCCAATAATTAATATGACATTATTAGATCCTTTTTCTAAAGTAGCTACAGTTTGGCCGTTACTCATTTTTTCTAATTCAAATCCCATATCAATTAACGGCTGTAATCTATTTAAAGATTGTTCTTGAAGATTTTTTTGATGATTTTTAGTAGCATCTGCTAATGTTGGTAAAGATCCATCTGCATTTCTTTCCCAAGAAAATCCTTCTTTTAATATTTTTTTTAATTTAATCATGATGTTATTTTCTTTCTATATATAAATATAACTAAAAATTAATTCTTCGCACAAATACCAAATCGATTCTTTTATATCCTGGATCATCTACTAATATAAAAGAATTTTCATATGCTTCCCATGGAATAATCATTGTTTTATCTAGTATACCATTATTTAAGTCTTTGATAACTTCATTTAATGCATTAACCGTATACAATGTATTAGTTTCTTTTTTTCTATGTATAGAAATTGTATTCTTACCTCTATAACCGTTATCTTCAGCATTAAATGTGCAATACAATTCATTCCGCTTAGAATGATTTGCAAAAATAAAAATTCGCTTTTCTGGTATTTCAAAATTTTGCTTAATATATTCTGTAACAATATCTAAATTTGTTTTATGTGCAAATGTGCACAATAGTTGTGTCCTCACTTCTTATCCTAACTTTGATCAGCCATAAATGTATAACTATCCAATTTAGGGACTTTATTTCTAAGTCTAAATCGATAATGTCCTTTTGTAACTGATGCAATTACGAAGTCATTAGCTCTTCCTATATGTGGGGTAGTTTCTTTATCAAAATACCAAATTAATCCGGTGATACCAGCAAAGAATGTATTTTTTACTTTTTGTAATCCTTGTACAAGAGCTGATGGTTCTTTTATTAACATGGTTCTTTCTAATCGTTTAAACCAAATAATTACTTCTTTGTTTTCATTATCTATTATATTTCCTACGTTTATTGTAATTGGCTTATTAGTTGAAGAAGCAACACTAATTTTTTCAGCTTCGTCGTCGCTTACCCAATATGATTGTTTCTTACCGTCTTGATTAGTAGTTACTCTTGTATCTCTAACATCAGTATCTAATTTTGTTTGATAGAAAATTTTATTTAGTTCTTGAAATCCTAAATACCAGTTTTGCCAATAATATCCCATTGCAATTTCACGAAATATAGAAACTGAAGTAGGATTTTGTTTTTTGTTTGCAAATCGAGTATTTAAAATTTCAATCATTTTTTTTAATGCTCCATGAGATTCTGGATCTACCATTGAAGATAGTGTACTAAAAACATCTCCTAAATCAGCATATGGTTCTATAACTGTTTTATAAAAATCTCTTAATTCAAATGTTATGTCATATCTATTAGCATCTCCATCCCCTGCAGGATCAAAATGATAATTTGAAGGTTCTCCTAATTCTTTTACTTCCCATTTTTCACCATTTTCCATTTGAACATCTTTGTCTTGATTCCCTCCAGAACTACTATCTGCTACTGCTAGAATTACTGGTAATTCTCCTCTACCTTGATCTGGGCCTTTTAAAGGCCAAAATTTAACAAATGGTTTATATCCTTCTCCGTTTACATATGATTCAATTGAATGAGTTCTAAAATTTTCTTTGAATGCTATTTTTTCTTCTGGTGATAACGTGTTATATGTTTGTATAACTAGTTCTATTAGATTTGATGAAACATTTGCTGCAGATAATGCAGCAGACATATTTTCAAAAAAACTTTCGTCTTGTTCGTGTAAGCCTTTTGCTTGATAAATTGTTTGATCAATTTCTTGTTCAGAAAGCATATCAGTTTCTTGTAACACAGAACGAAGTATTTCATAGTCAGAATCCTTTGTTGGATATCCGGCGTCTAATTGATATGTCCATTCATTAATAATTTTATCTATCATAACTTGATGTCATTCATTTTACTATAAATATTGCCTACTTTACATTTAACAGGGAACTTTCCAGTTTCTAATACCTGTTTTATTTTTGGTAAAATTATTTTTGCTTCTGTTACTGGTATATCAAATAACAATGAATCATATGTATATAATATTAAACAAGTTTTAGTTTTTTCTAATAACTGCTGGATTTCATATAATCTATTTGCAGTAAACTCTGTTTCTAAAGCCTGTAAATAATAATTAAATAATTTATTTTGATTCATATCAGACAATGAGTCTTTGCTTAGTTGTCGCTTTAATATTGGAGTTTTTATATATCCATTTGTTTTCCATTTGCTCCATAACGAATAAACAAAATCATTTACTTGGTTAAAAAATGGAATCTTTAAAAACTCTTTTTCTATATGACCATATAACAATCTAAATGTTATTTGTTTGCTTTGTTCATATTGTTCTGTAGTTAATGAATCACTACCAAAATAAAATTTACCAAAATATGTATGTATAGAGCCTTTTGGTAATTCATATCCAATTAGTCTTGCAATTAATCTTACATGATATGCATCAAAATCAAATTCAACTAACGCTCCGTTATCAAATCTACTGCAAAATGCATCTCTAGTACCATCTTGTTTATTCATTGCTGCAAAATTAAATCCACGGAATGCATTTGAAGGACGACCTGTAGTTGTATGATAATGATAATTTGAGTAGACTCGTCCGTCTGTAATTAATTCTTTCATTTTAAAAGAATCATTGACTTGCATTCCGTTAGATTCAATTTCAGCAAATATTTTTGGATAAAACATATTAAATCGTTTATATGAATCTGTTAATTTTGAATTAACAATCATTGGCATTGCATACTTACGTATTTTTTGACACATATCACCATGTTTCATTAGTGGAATAATTGTATTAACATGATGTAAATTAGTATGTCGCCTCCAGTAAAATGTGTGAGCAGATGTAAAATAATGATTATCATCATATGCTTCATTATATGTATACCACCATAGAGTTTTTACATCATAAACATTGCTATTACCGCCCATTTGTACCCATAACTTTTTGTCATGAACAAATATAGATTCAAGGTTAAGTAATTTATGTAAATGTTCTGAAAACCCGGTTATTTGTTCAGTGTGATGTATAGGAACAATGAATTCTATTTCACTACTAGAATATACATATATACATGAAATTTTATTGATAGAAGGATGTAGTTGATGATCTGATAATACTGGAACTAGTAATATAGAATCATTTGTTTCAATCTTTTGTAACAACGAATCTAGTTCATTCGAATCATCTATTATTATCATACATTAATATAATAATAAATTTTTATGTATTATCCAAGTTATTAATATCGTGCGGGACTGTAAAATCTGTATCTGTGAAATATTCTACAAAATTTGTTAATTTTTTATTTATACCCTTTAAAGATCTATTTGCTGCATCTACATTTTGCTTGTTTTTGTTACGAACTCCTTTATATAATATAGAACCATTATAGCTATCATCTAGTTCACCTGTAATATGCCATTGTAATTGAGTTTTTCTATAAAAATTTGGATCAATTTTTTTAGATTTTAAATCGTCAAATGTTTGTTTATTTATTTCTATAATAGTTTCTTCATTTATCTTTTGTGCAAAATATCTAGTAATTACTCCAGCTTTTCGATCTTTTACAGTAATTATTACACGATGTGGTGTTAACGATTCATATGCAGTTTGTATTTTAGGTTTTAAATTTTTATATGTTACAATTTTTGGATCTAATTCTTTATATACTTTAAGTGGTTTAGAAAATCTATCACTCCATTCAGACAATGTATATATTTCACCCGTTGTAATATATTTATGATACTTTCCA